GATCCTTTAGTGCTAAATGATTTATCTGAAACAATATTAGAAGTGTTTTCTTTTGTAGAATTTCTAAAATCAAATTCTAATTCACCTCCTTCGTATTCTGAAGGATCAGACAATTGTATGATACAAGATAGTTTTCTTATTTTACCCCTAAAGCCTTTAAATTGATGATTATCTGAATAAGGTACAGGAAAAGCATCAGCATGCCATGTGTAATGTTGTGTTTTTTTATAAATAGTAAATTGACAACTTTCTGTAAAATCATATTCAAAATTCCAACCTGCATTATGATTTGCTTTTGAAACAAATTCATTAACAGTTTTAAATATCCAATTTTTATCTAAAAAAGTAACGTTTGAATTTCTAGTTTTTTTTAAATCTTTAATAACTTTTTTAGTTAATTTTTTATCTTTTACATTTCCTGTAACTGCTATATTTGAATTTTGTTGTAACCCGGTTTTTATAACATCGTCACAAAATTTATCAGAAAGAACTCCTTTCCAAAACCAATAGTAATATTTAAATATCATTTCTTTATTTGTTATAAATATAACTTTAAGAAATTAAATCAAGAAAATTTTAATTAGGAGTAATCGTATCAGAAGCAGCGGTAAACGTACCATAAGAATCCCAACTATTTGTATTCGGATTCCAATGATCTACTTCTTGAACATCGTTTTCATCAACAGGGTTTTCTAAATATTTAAGTCCCTGCCATACTTGTAAATCTTCATTCCAACCGATACTGTAGTTATCATCTTCTGGTTCTGCAGTTGGTGCATCCCATAAATAAGTTGTATTATTTAAAGTCCAAGAAGGATAAGGTTTCTCATCAATAAAAGCATCTGCAGTAGGATCATATGTTCCACCTATACCTGCAAAATTTTTTCTTCTAGGAGTTCCTCCTTGAGTGTGTTGTCCGCCATAAGTGTTTATAGAAGTTTGAACCCATCTAACTCCGTTTTCAGATAATGGACAAAAAGTTATTATGTATTCTTCAGATGCTGTAGAATATTCAGGTCTTGCTTCAGTAAAAATATCATCACCTACTTTTATGACTTTTATGACTTCATTATTTGAATTTATTTCTGCAAAATGTGCCATAATTAATCCGCTTGAATCGTTCCTGTTACAGTCATTGTAATAACAACTGTTCCATCTGGTTGAGCTGCTACTGAGTTTGAACCTGGAGCAGCTGTGTAAGTATAGTCTCCTGGGCCTCTTAAAATAACTCTTCCTCCGCCGCCGGTGCTTCCTCCGCCGCCTCCACCAATTCCTGTTGGTCCACCATATTGTCCGTTAGATCCTGGCTGTCCACCACCACCCCCAGCATATCCAACTGAAGATCCTGTAATACTGTTTGCCGCGCCGTCTCCACCTTTACCGCCTGTTGGTGTTAAAGCAGGTCCGGGACTACCATTTTGTGATGCTCCTCCGCCACCAGCTCCACCTGGTTGTAATGGATAATTTTGTCCGCCACCGTTTCCTTCAGGTGGACTATAACCTCCAGCGTTTCCGGCTCCACCCCCAGCTTGTGGGTTTCCTGTAGAAGCTCCTCCGCCAGATCCTCCTGGCCAACCCGCTGTAGTCCAGCCAGGTGGTTGAGTTGGAAAAGCGCCTGCTGGGCCTCCTCTTCCTCCTCCTGTTGATGAAATGTTAAAACTTCCTCCAGTAGATGTAGAATCACTTCCTCTTTGTGTTCCAGGTCCTGCAGCAGCTCCAATTGTTACTGGGTAAGGTGTTCCAGCAACTAATTCCATTTGAGTTCCACCAGGAAAAGATGTTCTATATCCTCCTGCTCCGGCTCCTCCTTGTTGTCCGCCACCACCTCCAGCAACAACTAAGTAATCCATTAAAGGTGGTCCTTTAGAACCACCAGCACCAAATCCTAAGACTTGATAACCAAAAGATTTACCTCTTCTTGATTTTATATTTTTTGTGCTCTTACCTGAAGTAAGATTGTTTTTTAAATCTCTCATATCTAAATTCCTTATGCGTCGTTAGCTGCATCAGTAGTGTAGAATATTTTAATACCTAAAACTCTTGCATCGGCACTAAATGTATCTCCGCCTGCGTTTGCATCTCTGAATAACTGGAAGTAACTTAATTCTCCTGCGGCAGGAGTTCCTGCAATTGTCATTGCACTACTTTCAGCTGAAATTTGTTGATCTTCAACAGTTCCTATACCTGCATCTGTAATATTTACAGCTGTTCCGTATGCAACGTCAATTGTATCACTATCTCCACATGCTACACCCTGTAAACCAAAAATACAGTCCCCTGTATTAGTTGAAGCTGGTGTCCAATATACTTGATAAGTTACTGTTCCTTCATTCCATGATTTAGGCATGGCTATTGAAAATTGTGCAAATTCATCTGTGCTTGCATCAAAGTCTAATACTTTCATATCAGGTCTTGTTGCTGTTGTTTCAACTTGTTGTGCATCTGCAGGATTAGTTGTAGCTCCATACATTGCAGCAGCAGGAACCCATATAGTTTCTTTACCTGCAATTTTTAAAGCTGAACCATTTCCTTGTAAAGTACCTGTTCCTTTTGGAACAAGGTTAAGACTTACATTAGTCTCACCAGCAGCAGTAATACTAGGTGCATTACCTGTAGCAGCATTTGCTAATGTAATTTCATTAACAGCTGAACTTGTTGCAGTAAGATTAATTAATTCATTTCCATTAGTATCTAAAATGTTAGTACCAATTTTAGGAGAGGTTAAAGTTTTGTTTGTTAAAGTTTGTGTGCCAGTAAGAGTTACATCACCATCACCAAAACCTAAAGTATATATGTCTGGGTTAGTTCCGTCATTTGCTGTAGCAAATACAAGTTGGTCGCCTTTGTCTGTTGCACCAAAAGTAAATGTATCTCCTGATCCAGAAGCATATTTAAATTGTACTGTGTAAGCACCTGATGTTGAATTTCTTAAAAAATAAAATGTTTGTGCATCTAAAGGAATTGTTACGATTTGGTTTCCAGTAATAGAACCTGTAAACTCAATCATTCTGTGAGACATAACTGCTCCAGTTGATCCATCAGAAACTGAAAGAGCTGTAGTTTGTGCTCCACCTGCTATTGATTGTACAGTATATCCGCCTGAAATTTGTTCGATTATATTTAAATTGGTGTTAGTTTTTGTTCCCCATGTACCGGCGTTTTCACCAGTTGCCATTAGTTCTACACCGAGAGCCGTATAAGTTGATGCCATAATTTTGTTCTCCTAATTAGTATCTTTTTTTAATTTGTTTTATACTTAATGTCAATCATTTACTGCCGTATAATTTGCACTTTGTGTTGCTGTAACTGAACTATATCCAGCACTTTGTGTACCTGTAATAGCTTCATAACCTAATGGAGCTACATTACCTACACTAACAGTTGCAGAAACTCCTGTCAATCCCATAACATCTGCTGGTGATATTGAACCAACTGCAGAAGTTGCAGAAACTCCTGTCAATCCCATAACATCTGCTGGTGCTAAAGAACCTACAGATGAAGTCATAGAAAGACCTGTTAAATCTACAATAGGATTTGTAGAAATTGTTATTACACCATTTGAAGAAGTTGTGCTTAATCCAGTTAATCCCATTACATCTGCTGGTGTGATTGCACCCACAGATGATGTTGCACTTAATCCAGTTAAACCCATTACTTGATCAGCAGGGTCTAAAGATCCAACTGAAGAAGTTGCACTTTGTCCTGTTGGAGTTAATGTAACATCTGAAATAGCTGTTGGTGCACCAACAGAAGATGTTGCACCTATACCTGTTAATCCCATTACATCTGCAGGAACTAAAAAATATTCACCACCCCAACCAGTTGTTGTAGATCCCCAAGTTTGTTTACCCCAACTTACATCTTCTCCGCTAGCTGTCGTTGCTTCAACACCGGTTAATGTAATTGTTAATCCAGAAGATCCCCAATTTTCTACACCCCAACCGTCTTGTCCCCAACCTGTATTTATTTCTGTAGTAATAACGGGAGTTCCAAGAGGAGAATTTAATCCAAAACCTGTTAATGAAACAACAGGATTATTACTTTCCCCCCACGGTTCTTCACCCCATTCAGCTCTACCCCAACCTTGTTCAGCACCAGCTATAGGAGTTCCAACCGATGATGTTAATGATAAACCTGTTAAAGCGACTACTTCATCAGTAGCTTGACCCCATGAACCACCTGTTCCCCAAGCGTCTGCACCCCAACCAGAACTTATTGCGTCAGTTGTTCCCCAACGATTTGTTCCCCAGGTTGTGCCGGATTCGTTCCAAGAATTGGCCATAAGGATTTCCTCCCTATGCTATACGAAGTATTGCGTTATCAGCGTCTGCTGTTGGAAATTGAATTGTAAAAGTTCCGCTTGTTACAGTTTTGTCTGAACCAAATGCGATTGCACAAACTGCTCTATCAGCGTTTGTATCGTTGTATATTAAACAACCATTAGCTGTAAAAGAAGCTGATGTAAAAGATGCATCTGCAAAATCACAACAAGCCGTATCACTAGATAAGGCAGGAGTAACACTTGTAATTACTTTTCCACCAGCTGAATAAGCAGATCCTGATGTGTTAGATATTTCGTTTGTAGCACTGTAAGCTGTTGTTGATTTATTTAAAGTAGCACTACTTGTGTATAAAGCTAATTTAAAACTGTTTCCAGATGATGCTGTAAAATTGTGTAAAGCTTGTAAAACCTCTGTTTTAAAACTGTTACATACTGCTGATGTTATTGCCATAATATTTTTCTCCTAATTACTGAGGCGATGACTCGATTGGTATTCTTACTGTTCCATCCGTGTAATCGTCTCGTCTTCTTCTTCCAAGTTGCATTGCTGCAAACTTTTGTAGTTCTTGTTTATACTTTCCGTCGTATAATGTCAACATATCAGTTGGACCTTTTAAAAATCCATATGCCTCTACTAAACATGCATATAATAAGCCTTGTGGAAAATAATTACTAATATAAGTGTGAGAATTACCATCGTCTCCAGATCCAAGACCCACAGGCATTTTATTGTAGTATATTCTAAATATGTAATTAACGTCTGGTGTTGGAGCTAAATAAATAGATCCTGAAGTAGTGTCAGTTAATCCTGTTGCTCCTCCAAACATTGAGTAATATTTAGGTTTTCCAGTTACATCTGCTCCTGATGCAGTTGATCCTTCTGGACCTGTTAATCTTCCTACAAACTCACTTAAAAAAGTTTGATCACGTCTTTCTAACCATGTGCCTGCTTCAGTAGAATTTGCAGCGTTAAATACTTCTACACCCCTTACAAATAAAGATCCTGCAGGCACTCTAATATTATTTACATCAGCTGCCATTGTACCTTGCTCCACGAATCTGTCTGAGTCCATAGGTAAATCAAGATTAATTCTATGTTCAGCTGCTCCAATAAACTCATCTATAATAGTTTGAGTAAATACATTAGCATCTACCTCAGTATATGATCTAATAGCTGTTGTTAATGTTGTGTATGAATAACTTGTAAATCCGCCTGCCATAATAATTAACTCCTATCATTTAACGGTCCAATTGTACATTGAAAACCGCCTCCTGTTTCTGTGCTTGTAGCATTTGATATTAAAGAAAAAGTTAAATTATTAAATACTACAGCCGTTTGTCCAACTGGACCCACTACTATTGTAGTAGGAACTGCTGTTGCAAGATAACATCCAAAAACATTAGCTCCTATAGGATGCGTTCCTGCTGTTGTAGCCGGAGGTGTTAAACCTCTATAAGGTGCGCTTGTTCCTCTAGTGCAACCCGTAAAATTTTCTCCAGCTCTTCCGGTATATTGTATGACTTCATTTTCATATTTACCTGTAATTGCATTTACTTTTTCAATCATAATAAAACCAGTTGTTGGAAAATGTGTTCCTGTCTGTACAGTAATTGTTGTATCAGTAGCTGTAGCAGCTGTATCTAAAGTTGTAGATAATTCTAATGCAGGACCTGCAGCACCGGTAACAATAGGTACTCCTCCTACTGGAGATTTTACAGCTTGGAATCTTACAAAAGTTGTGCCTTCGTTAATTTGATTAGCGGGATAAGAAACACTAACACTAGCGTTAGCAGCTGTTGTAGTAAATGGATTGTTAGGTAAAATATCTTGTACTGGAAACTCAACTCTTGCAGGTCTTGCATTTTGTAATGCTTGTGGATCTGCTCCTACTGGATGTGGTTCTAATTGTGGTTGTTTAGGTTCAAATTCTGAAATATGTACTAAAGCTCCTGTCCATTCTTTTACCATTTCTCTATATGGAAAAGCTGCTCCTGATCTATCAGAGATTGCTAATGCTCTACTACCTTTTGCAAATCTAGCCATTATATATTTGGATAGTATGTCTTCGGAGTAATAAATGTACTAGCTGCAGAACCATCTTCTGCTAATGCTCTAGCTAATTCATCCTCGTACAACAACTTCATCTCCTGTGTTCGTTGTGGTGCAAACTTCATAGATAAGTAATAAGATAATCCTGAAATCATACAAGGTACAAATCTAAAAGGTGTGTC